TATGCTCATTATATCTTTCAACTAGTTTTGAATCTTGTGTTTCATAGTTGCCAGTTTTTACTATGGGCTGTGCGCCAGCGTCTAGACTCTTGATGCCTTCTTTTTTAACTTGTTCGCCATAAGGTATTCCTTGATCTGACATTATTTCTAATGTTGATAATATTTCCATATCGTCAGGATCTGGAGATCCTGCATAAAAACCTACTCTACCACCTTGATTATATTCATTTGTATATCTAGCCACGAAAGCATCCTCCTCATCTTGAGTCCAACCTGTTTCCCAATCGGACTGCATATACTCTCTATAATACTTTCTTAAGTATTCTTCAACATTTCCTTTTCGTCTAGCCATGTCAAAACCTTCAGTTTTTGTTGGATCTCCTCCAGCAAAAGCTAAAGCCGCTCCTCCCAAAGCTGCTTTTCCTGCTGTACCTAGACCTTTTATATTTGGAAGTATATTGCTCATTGAAAAACCTTGACCCATTCCAGGAAATCCTCTACCAAAAAATGTACCACCACCTAGACCATAGGCTCCCAAACCTAATAATGCAGCCTTACCTATAGGGCTTTTAATGATTTGTTTAACAGGTTTAGTAACTGCTTTAACTGCTTTTTTAACTAGGCTTCCAAGGCCATAGTGTTGTCTAGGTATGTTCATTCTCGATATTGCCATAATGTTTGTTATTTTATATTAAAGGCAGGGATTTCACCTGAAAGTATACTATTACTTGTTTTTTACAAATAAATCAAGTTACATCTCTAGGCTTAATCTCTAAAGCCGAGAGTATAACATGTAGTCTATTTGCAGTAGCTGCAGTCACCTTAATTACTTCGCTCTCCTGTGCGACTAGGGGTGCCGATAACAGCTCTGTTGTGGCGTTTGCCGATATTGATTTTGTCTTAAAAAGGCTGAATACATTATCAGAAGTATCTGTTAAAGTCACTGTAATTGTATCAGCATTACCTGAATCTTCA